GCTGGAACAGTACATCCCAGATCGTGTGTTGGAACCGCACGTTCATTGCCTGATCGCCTTGAGTGTACGGCGATGCAATATAAACCCAGACGTCCTTGTACTTCATGGCTTGACCATCCGTGCGATGCGGCCGAAGGAGTCCTCGCACTCGACCTCGTTCACTTCCGGGAACTGGTCGGAGATTTCCTTGACGACTTCGTGGGGAGTCTTCTTGTCGAGGGCTCGCCCGTTTTTGCCAAGCCAGGAGCCAACCTTGTTGAAGACCGTGAAGTCACGGTTCGTCCCCGTGCTGCTCCACAGGACGCGGACCTTGTGGTTGACGGTCTTGAAGGTGTTGCCTGTCTGCATGATCACCCTTCCGTTGAGTTACGGCCTGCGTTGTTTCCAGCCAGAAGCGTTCTGCTTCCGCTCGTCCAGATAGAACTGGGGGACAGGCTCGGGGTCGTAGCCTAGATGCTTCTTGTGCCGAAGCTCAGCCAGATACTGCGGAGCGTAGCGTTCGGGGTCGCTCTCCTGCTTGACGGCGAGGAGTATACGAGCGTTCAGATCGGGGGTCAAGGCGTAGATTTTCCCTGAGTGAAGCACGCCGTGGCACCGGGCACACAGCAGCACGTAGTTCCTGGGGTCATGGCCCTTCGATCGAGACGAACCACCAACCATGTGGTGAACCTCGATGGCCCGACGAAGATCACTCCTCGGCCACCAGCACACGGCACACCGATCCGCCATGTCCTTTAGCCAAGCCGTTAGTTCCCGAGACTGCTGTGCGTCCATGCAAACCGTTTCAACGAGTGGTGAACGAGGGAAGCGACTCCGGGGGTAAGCCAGAGTCACACGCCTCAACGAGTGGAGCCACGTTGGGAGAGCGGGGGTGCGTCGTTGTTCACGGGGTCCACCTCCTTACATCCTTCGCCCCGCCGGGACGGTCCTCGACTACGTCAGGGCTGGAGTCGACAGCGTGCCCTGCTATTCCCGGAGCCAGCAGCCACACTTCCGTGCTGCTGGTTGTGCTCGCTCTTGTTGCACCCCCGCAGGGGCAGGTTGGCGGCGAGCCGATCATCGGGCCAGTGTGGCAACAGTGCCTACTTGAACTCGCTCATCGGACGCAAGGCTTCCTGCGGGACGAAGTGAGCCTTCCGATACCCCTTGGGGTTGCGGACATACTCGCCCTTCCTGCCGTCCTTGCCTTTAATCCATCCGACGAACGTGACGATCGGGGCGTCCACGATAGCGAGGACATACCTCCGAGCGTCGTCGTCATTGTTTCGCAGAATCAACCGTCCGGTGTCAAGGGCAGTTCCGCGAACCTCGACATCCCTGAGGAAGTCGGGCACGCAGTGGAACGTGTTGAGCGACGGGATGAAGTACTCGCCAGTGAGTTTGCCAAGCGCTAGCTCGGCACACGCACCGATGACCTCCTCCTCCAGACGCTTGATGTAGTTGCGTTCGTAGGTCGACGAATGGTTCAGCTTCTTGGCAGCAGAGGCAATCATCCTGAGTCGAGCGGCGTTGACTGCCACATCGAACTCCACGGGCGATAGCGTCACTTGCATCCATGCTTCTCCGGATGGTCGGTCACGGCCACTTTGAGTAGTAGAGACTACCGCAACGGGCCCCGCCGTCCATCACTTCCACCGCAGCAACGCGAGGGTACTGCTTGGCAATCATCAGGCACGCCTCCATCCGGTCTTCCATCTTGTCGATGGCGTACCGGTTGAGTTCGATGAACTGGCGAATCTCTTCGTAGTCATCGATGTCCGATGGCCCCTCGGCCTCCCTGCTTACCCAGACCCGAATGTTGGTGTGGTAGGTCCGGAACAGGCAGATGTTCTCCATCTCGTCGTTGTCATTCAGCATTGTCATGGTCCTCGATGGTGACAATAAAACCCTGTGCAGTAAGGCGAGCCACAAGGATGGCGAGTATCTCGGCCCAGGTTATCCGGTTCCACGGAGGCGGTGCCGAGATACTGAAGGCCGGAAGTTTGACTACTATCGGCGTTGGATCGCTCATGCGTCACCCCATGTACTGAGAAGCTTGGCCTTCAGTCTCGCAATCTCCTGCATCAGAAGACGGACCTGGGCCCTCAATTCCGCAATCGTCTTGTCTTTGTCCTCCACTGACCTGCACTCCATTGGCAAGCAAGGCACGACGGCTGGCAAAAAAATCTACCCGAGTCTTGGTGAGAAGGCCAGCGGCGTACAACTCCCTGGCTTCATCCTGACGACGCTCAAGCTCTTGGTGCGTTGGATCGGAGGGGTACATCCAAGGATAGAGGGCCTCCCCCAGCGGCTCGTCGCGTCGAATGTCTTCTGCTTGGGACCGAACCATGCGAGCCCACCGTTCGCTGCGGCTGAACATCTCCGCAATGTCCTCGTCGTCCAGTCCGGGATCGTTCATGACGACGACCGCCATCCGCTCTGGGCTTGGGCATCGCCGCACCGTCCGCATGGTGGTGACCGCCGCCATGACTTGATCCTCGTCAAGTCCCATCTTCTGTGCCGCCCTCTTCGCGGCTTCCTTGTTCACGATGCACCGACGCCACAACTCTGGGCCGTGAGCGAAAGCATGACGCAAAGGCGGTGCAGAAGCGGCGCAGTAGAGAAGGAGGTGCAGAAGGTCGAGCTTCACTGTCGATCCGGATTGTCACCGGCTCCCATTCCGTGGGGTTGTCGTTGTCTTCCAGGGGTGGAAAGAACACCCCCTCGATCTCGTCCTTGGTGTCACCTGTGAGCAGGTCGTCGCTCATTGAATCTCCTCGCTCTCTCTCGGATGAAGACGTTCCTCACCCACCCGTTGAGCTTGGCGGCAGGGCCGCATGCCCAGTGGATGTAGTGGTCGGGTAGCTGGGACATCTTGAGCCCAGCGTACTTGCCCTTCAGCGGATTGTAGTAGGTGCCCACCCGTGCCGTGGAGTCGGCGGAAAGGTCGACGGCCGTCTCGCGAATCCTCCCCTTCGCCTTGCCAACCAGCAGCTTCCGGCGAGCCTCGATCTCGGCGGCGATCCTCCGACGCTCCAGTTCCTGCTGGGCCAGAAGGTCGAGTTCCTCCGGGGTCAGCGGCTCCTTTGCGTCGGCCGAAGCCTGCTTGACGATCTGCTTGACCTCGTCGCTCTGGTCCACGAACATGTCGACAGACGTCACCAGCCTGTGGTTCAGAGTCTCGTCGGTGCAGTCCACGATCTTGAACCGGGGCTTCTTGCTAGCGGCAATGGCCTCTCCGCGAGAGTCGATGGTCGACCCCGGAAAGTCCACGACGCCAGCCAGCGGACGCGTGGCACGGCCCACGCACTGAAGCCAGAACGACCGGCTCCGTGTCGGTCGACCGAGGATCAGCGTGGCTGTGGGTGGGTGATCGAATCCAACCGCCACCACCTGACAGTTCACCAGCACCTGTGCCTCTCCGGTCTTGAACTTCCGGAGCGCCTCCCGCCTGTCGTCTTCGGGCATCGTGCCGTATACGTAGACGGAAGGCACCCCGTAGTTGTGGTTCAAGTAATGGCACACCCCTTTGGAGGATGCCACCGATGGGCAGAACACAACCGTCTGCCCCTCTCGCTCCTGCTCGGCAATGACGGCGATGCGGTGCAGGTGGGCCTCCTTGTCGATGGCCTCCTGCAACTGCTTCTGGTTGAAGTCACCGTTCGTGATGGTCACGCCCGACAGGTCGAGGCCATCCACCTTGGCAATCTTGCACACCGGACTCACGGCCCAGTTGTGAGCGATGGCCCAGTGCAGGTCGAAGTTGCACAGCACCTCTTCGTACATCACTCGTCTCCATCGGATTCGGGAGGGCACTGGCCACCCGGCTCGCTGCCCATCATCTGGAGAGCTTCCTTCTGGTACTGCCAGCAGGCACGCTCAACGCATGCCATCCTCTCGGCCATGAGGTGGCACTGAAGGGCAAGCTCGTCAGCCCGGTCCGTCTCCCGCTGAAGACGGGTCCGCATACGCTCCATGCCCTTTCGTGCCGACCGTGCCCCTTCCTGTGCCCCATGGAGGCGACCGGCGTAGGCCATGCGTGTCCGCTCATGCTCCGACCGAGCGGCCTCCAGATCGGCCTTGAGTCGCTTCCGCGACAACCGCAGGAACTGGAACTGCTTGGTCAGGAACAGCCCGACGCGTGCCATCTTGGCAAGCTCCTCGCCAGACACCGAACACATGACGCCCCTCGCCATGGCCTTCGCGGCCGTGATGCGGACCTCGTTCCAGTCGACCAAAGACTTCTCGCTCATTGGGGTGACGTCTCCATAGCGGCGACCATGGGCTTGCCGTCCATACGGAACGGCGTTGCGGTGAACCCCGCGACCATGGCACCTTGGTCTTGAAAGAAACGCAGCATCTGCTTGACCGAGTCCGACATCATGAGGTGAGCTTCGTCAACGATCACAAGCTGGAAGCCATCGAAGCGTCGGTAGCGGTGCTGCCCGCCCATCCGGGACAGCAGTGTCTGCTTGGACGCCACGATGATCTTCGATGGCCAGTCCTCGTTGGCTCGGAAGTCAGCCATCTCGACAGCAGCCTCGCGGCCTGTGATGGCATGCACCTTCTCGCACGCCTGCCAGACAAGCTCACGCATTGGGCAGATGATGAGCGT